AACAATGTTAAGGAAAATGTATTTAACTAATAAATATTCTGACACTATGTCTGAACTAAAGTCGGACGCAAAAGCAATGGGAACTTCAACAAATGTAGCACAGACAAATTACATTAAAAAGAAATAATTATGAAAATTAAAATATATACATTTAGTAAATTGTAATGTCTCAAGTCAATCAATTTTACAAATCATTAAATGACGACTTTGTCTATTTTGATGTCCTAGCAACTAACTATGGAAGTTCTACAACTAATCCTTCGCCTCAGACTCAATTAACTTTTAATCAAACCCGTTCAGTTCCTATTATTAATAACACGGGCGAATATAATATGTCTATAACAAGGTTTTCTCTAGACACACCGAGGTTGCCAGTTTTGGCGGTTCAACCACGTGATGATGCTTTATTTAATCCAGTTAAAACAGTTTATACTATAGGATATGAAATAATAGATAGAACAACTAATGCTCTAATAGATAGTTCATCAAATTCGGTGCTTTGGACTCCAGAAGACCCTAATCAATCTGCTCCAAATGCTTACCCTGGAATAACAGCTAAACTGAATTATTATTATTGCCACAGTTATAAATATTTTTTAACTATGGTAAATAAAACACTCACCAATCTTATAAAAACTGCTCTTGGCACTGCAGCAATTAGAGGAAATTTATTTCCACCGTTGTTCTCTTGGGATGAACAAACTCAATCTATAGTTTTATATTGTAATCAACTTTTCAATGAATATGATACTCCATTAGCAATTGGAGACCTAAGTGGAAATGTAACAATGGCTTCTTCGGGTGTTCCATTAATTAGAATTACGATGAATGAGCATCTATACGCACTTTTTGCTGGTTTTGCTTCTACTTTTGATTCTATAACAGGATTGTATACTCTTAAAATTTTTAATACTAATTATCCAAATGAGGCTTATAGAAGTTTCTTATTAAACTACGATACCCCTCCATCAGTTCCTTCAGGCGCACCTCAAGTTCCATTCTCTAATACAATACCTGTCTTCGATGAATCGACTGATTCTATAACTCCTCCAGTTGGAAGCTCTAATTACCGACATCTTTTTGAAGGAATAACACTAATCGTTAAATCAGAAATAACAGGTTGCGACCTTTGGTCTCCTGTAGCAAGTATAGTTTTTACTACTTCTTTGATTCCGATTGTAAGTAATCAGTTGTCTAGTCCAGTTATTTATAAAAATGGTATAATTGGTAATGTAAATCAATCGGCAAATTTTGCTCAAGTAATAACAGATTTTATTTCTTCCGAGCAAGGAATGAGACCTAATATTTTATATAATCCAACTGCAGAGTATCGTAGAGTTCAATTATATGGAAATGCCCCATTAACAAATTTCGATATATCTGTATTCTGGAAGAGTAAATATGGAGAATTTATTCCATTTCTATTAACCCCTGGAGCATCTGCTTCTATTAAGATTTTATTTGAAAAGAAAAGTATTAAAAGTAAATAATTAAAATGTAAGTAAATGTGTAAATATATGTGTAAATAAAAAATCTAATATATTTAGTAAATAGTGAATGTCACAAGTGAATGAATTTCATAAATCAATAAATAACGACCTTGTTTATTTTGACGTTCTAGCAACTAACTGTGGTTTCAAAAACACAACTGCATCAAGACCTACACCATTGACTTTCAATCAAACCCGTTCAGTTCCTATCATTAATAACACGGGCGAATATAATATGTCTATAACAAGGTTTTCTCTTGACACACCGAGATTGCCAGTTTTAGCAGTTCAACCACTTGATGGAAGTCCTTTTTACCCTCGTAAAACAATTTATAAAATAGGCTATCAAATAATAGATAGATATACTAAAGCAATACTAACTGACGTAATTGACAATATCTATTGGGATTCTGAAGACCCTAGTTTAGCTCCTCCAGCTACTTACCCAGGGAATACAGCTACATTAGAATATTATCATTGTCACAGTTATAAATATTTTTTAGAACTAGTGAATATAACCCTTAATTCTCTTTTTATATTCACCACTGATGTTCCAACGTTGGCAATTAGAAACAGACTATTCCCAGCGTCGTTCTCTTGGGATGAACAAACTCAATCTATAGTTTTATATTGCAATCAACTTTTTAATGAAGCTGAATTTCCATTAGCGAGGGGAACTCTTAATAATACTGCCGATTTTATAATTTCTCACGTCCCATTGATAAAAATTATAATGAACGAACATCTATACGCACTTTTTGCTGGTTTCGCAAGTTCTTTTAATTCTACAACAGGATTGTATTCTCTTAGAATTTTTAATACTAATTATCCAAATGAGGCTTATAAAAATTATATATTAGACTACACAACTCCTTCAGCAACTAACACTGCTCCTTACGCTAATTCAATACCAGTCTTTGACCTAGTACTTAATTCTGTAGTTCCTCCATCAGGCACTGGCATTTTATATAATTATTTTTTTGAAGGAATAAACCTAATCGTTAAATCAGAAATATCAGGTTGTAATCTTTGGTCTCCTGTGGCTAGTATAGTTTTCACAACTTCTTTGATTCCAGTCGTAAGCAATCAGTTGTCTAGTCCGATTATTTACGAAGATGGTAAAATAACTAATGTAAATCCATCAGCAAATTTTGCTCAAGTAATAACAGATTTTATTGCTGGAGACCAAGGAATGAGACCTAATATTTTATATAATCCAACTGCAGAATATCGAAGAATTCAATTATACGGAAATTCTCCGTTGACAAATTTCGATATATCTGTATTCTGGAAGAGTAAATATGGAGAATTTATTCCATTTCTATTACCCCCTGGAGCATCTGCTTCTATTAAAATTTTATTTGAAAAGAAGAAATAATTTAGTTCGTTTAATTAAAATTATTTCTAAAATTATTTTCTAAATGTATAATAAACACAATGAATGACTTTACACCTGTTCTAATAAAAGATGCTCGTATTGCTGACATCACGGACAATCTTGATTACGCCGTTATGAGTGGCGCTTCTTCTAATACTTATCAACAATTTAAAGCCATCACTAATTCTACATCTTCTATGACTTTTAACGTTCAAGTCCCAAGTGAAAATATTGTAGTAAATCGTGAAGTTTTAATCACATCCATAGTTAATGTTCAAATAAGAGTAACTAATATTCCAACTGGTCAACATTGTTGGCCAATTGCATCAATGGAAAGTTTAGCACCTTTCCCACTCAATCAGTTATTCACAACTTCTAGTTGCCAAATTAACAACACATCTGTCAGTGTTAATACACAAGATGTTCTTAGTGCTCTTCTAACAATTGGTGATATGGAAACATCGGCTCGTTACAATGCGATGACGGCAAGTTTACCTGATGCATATTATAAAATGTATAATAACGCAGCTGGCTTCAATGGAAGTGTCGCTAACCCTGGTGCTAACCCTGGAACATTTCAAACTAATAACAACCCAATGGCCGGTTATGACAATGCGTCTTATGAAAACGATTTAATACCACGCGGTTCAGTCATACCAAGTTATTTAGACATTAAACAGGTTGTAGTTACTCCTGGCACTCCACCCACTTATGCAGTCAACCCTGGTGTGTCTATCTCAACTGACCCAACTAATATTTTCTTTATTCGATTTACAATGAAACTCACTGAACCAATTATTGGATTGTCTCCATTTATTTATGGAAACCCACAGTTTAATAAGCAGGGTCTAGTCGGTGTAAATTCGATGAATTTTGTATTTAATATCGATTCAACTGCTCGTAGATTTTATTGCAGAGCTGCCAACACTGGCGACCAATCTACTCCAAATGTATTTAAATTGAGTCTCGGTTGGACACCTGCTTATGCTCCAGATAATACAACCAATGTTTACGCAGATTCAAAAGACGCTTTTGAACAAACTAATATGTTAGTAAATTTCTTATCTACGCAACCCAGTGACCTAATTTCTGCTAAAAACATTGTTCCATATATGGATTTACCTAGATACATTTCTTCAAACTCAGATACTGTAACAAACACCAGTTCGGCCACTCTCAACTCTAATAACATTCAACTCAATCAGCTTCCTGATTATTTTATTATTTTTGTTAGAGACCAGAACCTCCAGAATGATGTGCCTGGGGACTTTAATTTTTATTTAAGAAGTCAAACTTTTTTGACAATTAATTCAATAACAGTCAATTTGAGTAACACATCAGGTCTTTTGTCTTCAGCAACACAGGAAGACCTTTGGCGAATGAGTGTAAATAACGGCTCTAATCAACATTGGCTCGGATTTTCAGGACAGGCGGCTGTTGGACAAGAAGACACAGGAAATGGGACAAGCAATGTAATTGCTACAGCCGGGTCGGTTTTGATTTTGTCCCCTGCAATGGATTTGTCTCTTCCAGATTATATCACATCTGGAAGCATCGGACAGTTCAATTTCCAGTTCAATATTGGAGTGACAAATCGTGAAAACAGGACAGCTAAACCAGAGATTGTAGTGATTGCCGCAAATTCTGGTATTTTCTCGACTGTAGCAGGTTCGTCTAGTGTATACACGGGTATCTTGTCCAAACAAATTGTCCTAGACGCTAAAAGTTCACAGCGAATTGACCCACTTACATCCACACAATATATGCGGTCTGTCGGTGGTTCGCTCGCCGACCGTGCTCTAGGTGCTCTAAAAGCAAATCCCCTAGCTAAGAAATATGCGGATAAGATTAGAGACCGTATGTGCGGAGGTGGCCCATCAGGCGGTGTAATGTCTGGTGGTCGATTGTCGAATCTAACTATTCGTTAAATAAATGTAATAAAATAAATGTAATAAAATAAATGTAATAAAATAAATGTAATAAATGTGTAAATGAAATACAGAAATGTATTTTAATTTTTTTTAATAAAATTAAAATATTAATCTATAATAAATAAGTAATGCGAGATTT